AATTCGATCGTCGAATCCAGGCTCCGGCCTGCGAATGCTGAAGACATCAAGTCCGCGTGCACGACCATGCGGGAGATGTTCTGCAGGCCGGTCCTGCCTTCCGAGGTCAAGGCCTACGGCCGCATGGCGATCAGCAATTCCCGGTGCGTTGTCTATCTCGACTACATCAGCGGCGGCGGCGCCATCGTCCAACTCGCAGTCGAGTGCTGGCGGTCCGACAGGCCGAATGAGGCGCGCTGATGTATAGGTCACTCCAAACCAAGCGTGAGTTGGAAGCTCAGCGCGAAACGGATCTGGCGAAGGCCCCGATCAACGATGCCGTGAAGCTTTCCGAGATCCGGCGCGAGATCGCGATGCGCCGCCGCCTTTACCCAGGATGGGTGGCCAAGGGCACGATGCGCCAAGTCACGGCTGATCGGCAGATCGCCATCATGGAGGCGATGGCCTCCGACTACGCCGCCAAAATCGAAACCGATGCTGCAAAGGAGAGACTGCTGTGAGCGCAGATTCCAAGACATTCTACACCGTGCAGGGTTTCACCCAAGCTGGTGATTTCATCGCCCTCTCAAGCCGAGGATTTTGGGGCTGCCCGGAGGCGGCGGCTAACGCTGCTCGCAAGCAGGCTACGGACAACCCCGGCTACACCTACGTGGTGATGCAGCCCGTCGCGTCGTTCAGGCTCAGTCTTTCACCTCAGCAGGTGCAGTTCCTGCCGGTCGGGCTCGGTCAGGATTACGTGGTGCAATCATGAGCGCGGCGGCAAGACTCCTGCTCGCTGGCGCATTGGTCATGGACGGGTCCGCCGCTCAGGCCGACGAGTGGAACAAGGCCGTGCGGCAATATCTTAACGCCGGCGTTAAGCCCACGCGCGCGTGTGGCCAGCATACGGGCACCTGCACCAACGCAATTAGCGCCGGCGATTACATGATGATCGCCCTCGAGGGCAGGGACGGCACAATCGCCGCCCGGCTGATATGCAAGTTCAATTCCTTCCGTGACCGCAGGAGCTGCGTGAACTTCGACACGGGCGAGCGCTACCTTGAGGTCTTCGCGAACGGCAGATGGGTGGACGCGCGATGAAACTGACAGACGAGCAGGTTCAGGGGCTGCGCGACGGGGCCAGCCTGACAAAGCGACTCGAGATCAAGGCCGCCATGATCAGGATGGGCGAACCCATCGCATGGGGATCAGACGCCGACGCGCTTGAGGAAGCCGCCGACACCATTGAGCGGCTGACCCGCGAGCGGGATCAGGCGAACGCTGCTGCCGAAGGTCACGAAGCCAAATGGCAATCCATCTGCAAGGCCGAGCGATCAGACTTTGGAACCTGCGCTTGCAGCTACGACGAGGCGGGCGACGTGTGCCTGTACCACAGCCCGCAGCTGGCAGCCGCCGAGGCCCGGATTGCCAAGCTGGAAGCGGCTCTTAGGACATGGGGCGAGGCGTTCGCCACTGGCAGGCATGAACCGCTGGTGATTGCTTGCGAGACCGCCCGCGCCGCATTGGAGGAGCCGACATGACTGACCGCGCCAGTGTCACCCCAACCGACTGGATCACCCTCGACACAGCCGCCGCGCTGGCCTTTCCTGATGGCACGGTGAGCGTGAATGTGCTGCGCGCCCAGCGTGACAAGGGGCGGCTTGACACGTGGCGGCTAGGCAGGCGGGAATACACGACCCTCGAAGCCGTCAACAGGATGAAGCAGCAATGTCACGCCGAACCGCGCCAACCCGCCTCTGGCTCCGTGAACGAGAAGGTAGGCCTGCCGTGTTCGTCATCCTCGATCGTGGACGGCAAATCAGCACAGGCTGCGGCGTTGGCGAGCGTGAAGCGGCTGAAGAAGCGCTTGCAGACTACCTCGGCCAGCGCCGGATCCGCGAACGCCGCGCAGGTGATCCGTCCGAGGTTCGGATCGCTGACATCCTGAACCTCTACGTGACCGACCGGGCGCCCACCCTGCGCCGCCCCGACATTGTGGCCAGCGTGGTTCCGCTGCTGCTCAAGCACGCGAAGGATGGTTTTGTCTCAGCCATCGACCGGCCATGGTGCGAGAAGTATGTGCAAGCTCGCGTCTCTGGCCGGATCGCGCCCGATACCATCCGCCATGGCCACCGGCTGCCAAAGAAGGCCAGCGTGGCGCGCGATCTCGAAGTGCTTAGCGCCGCCCTGTCCTATGCGGTGGATGAGGCCAAGCTGCTGGCCAGCCGCCCGAAGATCACCAAGCCTGCGCCCTCGCGCCCGCGCTATGTGTTCCTGACAAGAGCCGAGGCCGCCGCGCTGCTCTGGTCAGCCTGGCGCTGCCACCAGCTCGACGGCGAGGGCCGGCGCATCTACACCTCGCGCCATCTGGCCCGCTTCATCCTGGTGGGGCTCTACTCCGGCACACGCCCCGGCACGATCCTCAACACCAGCTTCACAGCCGCTGCGAACCGCTCGTTTGTGGATCTGGCCCGCGGCGTCTACTTCCGGCGGCCGGAAAGCGAGGCCGAGCAGGAAACCAAGCTCAGGCCGCCCGTCTCGCTGCCCGACAGGCTGCTGGCCCACATGCGCCGTTGGCAGAGCGCATCGCCAGGCGGATGGGTCATCGGATATGACGGCGGCAGCATCCAGCGCATTGATCGCGCCCTGCGACGCGCCGTGCGCGATGCCGGCATCGACAAGGCCATTACGCCGCACGCCCTGCGCCACACCTTCATGACCTGGGGGCTCGGCAACGGCGTCTCGCTCGACGTGCTGTCAAAGATCGCCGGCATGAGCCTGAAAGTCGCAGACAAGGTCTACGGCCACCTTGATCCCGACCGCCGCGAAGCCCACAACGCCGCCATTGCGAACCCCAATCGTTGGCGTTTCATTGGCGCAGGCCGGAAAGCAGGGTGACACAAGCCATGAAAAAGGACCAAAAAGTGCAACAAAATCAAAGTGGTGGGCGGTGCAGGGCTCGAACCTGCGACCCTCTCGGTGTAAACGAAAGTAGCAATGCTCAAGTTATTGATATTGCTTGCGTGACGGGCTCGGATGTTTTCGCATCGTTCGGGATCGGTTCACATCAATCGTTGGCATATCGTTGGCGCGATCCCGCTTGGCAGCCCTGTCAGTGGCAAGGCTTCGGCAGGTTCGCGTGATGCCCGGCCGGCAAGCCCAGAACGCGAAAAGGGCCCCGGCCTGCCGAAGCAGAACCGGGGCCAAGTTCAGGGAGGAAACGCCCGTGAAGGCTGCCGCTTAGGGCGGCAAGTCCCAGCGCCGGGGCTAGGCGGCGAAGCTCATGTGATAGGCGCTAGGCGACCTCGTTGGCAGCGTCAGCCCATGACTGGTCAACGGCATCCTGACAGGCGATCTCACCGGCGCAGGCGGCGTAGCCACAGGTGTCGATGTAGTCGTCCGGGTTGAGAGCGCCGGATTGTGTGCGGGCAGTCTTCATGAGGACCATCATGTGACCGACATCGACCGCATCGAGCGGCGACTTGGGGTCGCGGCGTATCGTCAGGTATGCCTGCCAGAGCACGGCAATGCGCATGAAGTTGTGCTTTTTTTGTCCGTGCTGCCGGTCGCGGTCGCCGCCGACCAGATCAGCCGCCGTGCGCGCGATCTCGTGCGCCTTCATCGCTTTTTTCATGATGGCCTCATTTCGACTGGAACCCTGACGCGGGGCTTCTCGGGAGGCCCTGCTTCCTCAAGCTGGATTTCGCAGCGCTCGCGGATGCCCCATCGCTCGTGGATCAGCGCGAGCCATTGCTGCGGCGGCTCGATGCCGGCCCGGATGCGGTGGGCATATTCGTTGAAGCCCACGACCGAGCCGTTCGCGAGCACGCCACGGGCCGGGTTGCTGGACGTGTGGTAGTGCGCGGTCAGGATGATGTCGTGGCGCTTGTGCAGGCGGTAGGCTTGCCACTCGACGTTCTTGGCTCCTCTCGCGATAGGCAGGACCGGGCCTGCAAAGCCCTTGCCGCCACCGGTGCCGAGAGCGTCGCCGTGAGACTGGAAGATGCGCCAGCCGAGGACCGGGTATTCGAGATCGGGGCCGGTAGCGAGCAGGACGGTCACGCGGGGATCGTCGGCGAAATGCCTCCGCACCATCTCGCCGATCAGCATGTCGTAGGACAGCGCTGATGTCCTCTTGGCGTGCGTCTTTTCCGTGCTGCGCCCGTGGTTGCCGGGCGTGAACGTCGCCCACACCGCGCCGAACTTTTCGGCCACCCGCTCGATGCCGGCGGTCAATTCATCGGCGCAGAGATAGACCTGCTCGATGGCCGGGATCGCGTTGGTGCGGCGAAGCTCATCGTGGATGTCGCCGCTGACGAGATCGCCGTTGACCGCGACCACCACGCCGCGCAGGTGGCTATCGGCGGACCAGCGTGGCAGGATTTCGAGGCTGGCCGCGAACAATCGCCTGATCCGGCGCACAAAGACATCGGGGCTGTATTCATTCGACCCGGCGATCTCATCGGCCTTCACGACCTCCCCCACATGCAGGTCAGATATGTGGAGCAGGCCCGCCGTGCGGCTCTGGGCTCCCGGCTCCGGCGCTAGCCATTGCGGGGGCTGCGCCGGGCGCTTGAGCATACCGAGCGCGGCGCGCAGGTCGGCCTCGCGGTCGGCTAGCTCGTCCGTCAGCTTCGTGGCTCTTGTGCGCCAGTAGGCGGCATCGCGGGCCTCGGCGCGCTGCACTGGCGGCGGCGTAGGTGGCGGCGGTGGCCGTGCCGGGCCTGCAATGTGATCCGGGGTGGGCAGTTCTTTTTTCAGAGTGTCCGAGAGGGCCTGCCTGCCGATGCCGAGGCGATGTGCCGCCTCGTTTAGCGCTGACCGCTTGCCCGGCCCGACCACCAGCCCGAGCGGGACAAAGCCCTCGGCAATCGCGGCTTGATAGGTAGTGACCCTGCGATGAACCTCGCTTGGTGGAACTGGCGGCGTCGACATAAATGATCGTCCCCTGCAAGTGATCGGCGGCGTCAGTTAGGTGGCGCGACTTTCAGATTGCCGAGGATGTCGCGGATGATCGCCTCGCGGGCGTCCTGATCCACGTCGTCGGTCAGCGTCGCGAGCGCGACCTGCAGGAGGCCGCTCGCATAGTAAATCTTCACGATGTTGGGCATGTCGGCCATCTCGGATCGCGCCGTCTCAATCGCCTGATCGACAGCGCGTTCCCCAGCTTTTGTCAGCGTGCGCAGGCTGGTCATGGCGACCTCTCAATAGCGACCTGCTCGCTGACATCCATCGGCGGGAGCCGCCACGGCGTCCCGCAATCGTAGCTCACCAGCGCGTCGATCCTGATGCCATCTGCATCGTGCCAGCCGCGCGGGATCATGGCCGTGAACGGGCCGACCACAAGGCGGTTGCCGGCGAACACGCCGACCCCATCGACAAAGGGCTGGCCGGTAGGTGTGATGACATTCAGGGTGGCGGTCTGATCTCCCCAGCGCGCGAGCCAGCGTGTCGCCGGAGCGCAGTTGCGGCGCTTGTCGATGGCGATGTGCCACGAGAGCGTGTCGCCGTGTCGCTCGGCCTGCACGATCTCCCACTGAATTGTCGGGGGGTTTATTCGGAGTTCAATCACCGGGGCCACCAGCAGGATCGTGACCGCGAGGCCGATGACCACGAACGTGGCGGCAATGGTGGAAGCGAACCGCCTGCAGGCGAAACGGATCGCGTTAGTCATTGGCCTTATCCTGCTTCGCGCTTGGGGGGAGCGTGTCGGTGCTGACCTGCCGGCGACGGGCCTTCCAGACATCAAGGACCAAGCCCGAGACGGCGATGCCGCCGATGCCGATTAGGAAGCCGGAGAAGCTGTGCCGGGCTGCCGCATCCACGACGATCTTGCCGAGCACCGAGTCAAACAGCGGGATCGCCAGCGGAGACAGATAGACCGCGCAGATGGCCCCGACCGTGATCGACACGAGGCCGTCCTTCCAGTCCTCCCGCAGCGACAGCCAGCGCACCACGCCGCCCAGCGCGCCGGCCACCGCAAGCTGGCCCTTCTCACCGACGAGCCAAGCCCAGAAACTCTCGTGCATGATCCTAGTCCTCAGTCGGCGATGTGGCGGCGGCGACAGCCGCCGATCTCCTGCCCTCGCATTCCACGAGGGCGTTGCGGTCGCGGGCCATGACGGTCGCGACTTGCTTCGCTGTCAGCGCCGCATCGGGCAGCGGCTCAGGCTTGCGGCATGGCGTCTTGGCGAAGGGCGGAATGGTCGGGCGGACGATGACCGTCCTGATCTCAGGGGCGGGCGGGCGGGCCGCGCAGGATGCGAACCCGGTCGCGATCAAGACCACAAGCATCGCCGGCAGGTAGCGCCGCATTGGCCTTCTCCATCAGTGTCAGGGCTTCATCACGCGCCGCGCGGTCCTGCGCGGCACGGGCTTCTGCGGCGGCGACGGCAACGGCCTGCTGGGCCTGCGCCTCGGCAACCTTGGCGTTGCTGGCCGCGATCTCGGCGCGCCATTGCGCATCCGCCTCGGCCTTGCCGGCGGCGTGAGCGCCCTTGAGCGCCGCGCGTAGGTCAGAGGCCGCCCGCCACGCACCGAGCCCAGCGACCGCCAGAAGCCCGGCGATCAAAAGGCCAATGACGACCGGGCGGGATAGATTAAAAGCGGGCAGCCAAGCGAACATCAGCGCCGCCCCATGATCGGAAGTAAATATGCGCTCATGTTGCACCTTTACATAATGTCTGGCAAAGTTGAACGCACTGTCCGTCGATTAGGGAGCCAGCGATGACGCTATGGAAGCCGATACCCGGCCACGAGAACTACGAAGCGTCTGATGACGGTCGCATCAGGTGCATTGGATACATCATGCACAGAACAAACGGTCGCATCTATCCTATTCCGCCACATGAGCCGCACGTAGCGCCCGACCGGGACGGCTACCTGCGCGTGAGGCTTGTGATCCGGGGGCGGCGGGTTCGCAAGATCGTGCATAGGCTTGTCGCCTTTGCGCACATTCCAAATCCTGACGACCTGCCGCAGATCAACCATATTGACGGCGACAAGCGGAACAATAGCGCCGGGAACCTTGAGTGGACGACCAGCGCTCTCAACCACTGGCACCGCCGCCATGTTCTGAAAAAGAACATCGGCCAAGATAACGGCCTAGCCAAGCTGCGCAACGACGACATTGCCGCCATCCGCTCCTCGCACCTTAGCCATGCAGCAGAAGCCAAAAAGTATGGGGTTAGCCCGCAGGCTATCGGCTACGTGCGGCGCGGTAAGACATGGGCGCACGTAGCCTAGTCACTTTCGACCCATAACGAGACTTTCAAAGCGGCCCATAGGGAACGCTGGGCCGCAATCACTTTTCCTTCCCGGCGCGATCTCGTCGTGACCGACGACCTCGATGAACCGATAGGCGGTGTTCAGCGCCTGCCCGATAGCCACGGCCTCGTCGATCTGCGCCTGCGGGTAGATTGCCCACGGGGCCTCGGGGCCTCCGTTCTTATGCCGGGCGAGGATGACCTGATCTGCGGGCACGACCTTGGGGCTGATCCGCTCGATGAACACGCCGTCAGCGCGCTTGGCGAGCATCCCGGCGTTTACAAGCTCGATGCCGATTGAGAACGAGTTGAAGCCCTCGCGCCCCTGATAGGCGGAGCGGCCCGCGTGCCACGTAACCACATTAAAAGGCGCAAGCTGCGTGACCGCTCCCTCGGGGCTGATGACCAGATGCGCCGACGCCTTCGCGCGGGCGTCCGTCAGCCAGCCGACCGCGCTGCTGGTCGAGGACGAGCCGGTGAAGTGCATCACCAGAAACTGCGGCACCATGCGCCCGCCACGGTTCGGCGTCGGGCGCTGAGCCACCGGCATCCCGTCCAGATGCAGGACGTGGTTCTTGATCGTGTAGGACATGGCTGATCGCGCCGGCATCGCTGCCAGCGCCCTCTGTGCTCAGGGTGTAGGTGTTAGGCGACGAGGAGCAGCGCGGGCCGCTCCTCAATCAGAGCCACCAGAACGGCGGGCTGGTCGAGGATCGCGACGAGGGCCTCGCGGCGCGTGCCGGTCGCCCCACGGAACCCGACTGCTGCGAAGGTGTCGGCCCCCCCCTCGGTGGCTGCGACCGAGCCGGCGACGACAGCGCCACCAGAGAAGAACGCGCTGTCAGACCCGACCTCGGGCGCGGCCAGCGTGCCGATGATCGTGCGGTAGCCGTCTGCCGTGAGGTTGTCGTTGCCGGCCTCGCTGACCGACAGGGCGCCGGTGACGCGAACGCCGCCTGCCGCCGAGATCGTATCAGCGCCGCCTTCACTTGCAGCCAGCGTCCCGGATACCAGAACGGCACCAGACGCAGCGATGCCATCAGCCCCGGCCTCGATAGCGGCGAGCGAGCCGTTGACCGAGAACGATCCCGAGGCGGCAAGGGTGTCGGCCCCGGACTCGGTGACGGCAAGCGCCCCGGTGACGACCACGAGGCCGGAGGCTGCGAGGGTATCGCTGCCGTCCTCGGTCGATACCAGCGCGCCAGCGACGCGCACGGTGCCGGGGATCGCGGCGGTGTCAGCGCCCGACTCCGTGACGGTCAGGCTACCGAATACGAGGACCGTGCCAGAGGCCGCGAGGTTGTCGTTCGCGCCCTCGGTGACTGCCAGAGAGCCGTTGATCGTGAACGAACCGGACGCGGCGAACGTGTCCGAACCTGCCTCGGTAACGGCGAGAGTCCCGGCAACGCGCACCACGCCTGCCAGGGCGGCAGTGTCCGATCCGGCCTCGGTGGCATCCAGCGAGCCGCTGATCGACGAGCCGCCAGACGCAAAGAGTGTGTCAGATGCAGCCTCGCTCGCGGCCAGCGAGCCAGAGACCAGAACCGATCCGGTTGAGGCGAGGCCATCAGAGGCCGCCTCGGTGACGGCCAGAGAGCCGGCAACGATGACAACGCCCGAGGCCGCAAGGACATCCGCCCCGGCCTCTGTGACCGCCATGGTCCCGGTGACAGGGACGCTGCCACCGGACGCGGCGAACGTGTCCGAGCCGACCTCGGTAACGGCCAGAGAGCCGGAGACCAGAACGACGCCGGCAATGGCTGCCGTGTCACCCCCCGCCTCGGTAGCGATGAGGTTGCCGGTGACAGCGCCGCTTGCAGCCCCAGCGCTCGTCTGGAAAGCGTCAGTCTGGAACGCATCAGACTGAAATGCGTCCTCGGTAGCGGCCTGCTTACCGAGGATGCCCGCCGCGAGCCATAGCGTCAGCATCGCGCGTCACTCAGTCGTCGATTGCAGAGCGCAGGGCGGCGAGCGTGATCTCCGTTTCCAGCATCTCGGTTTCGAGCCGCAGGATGCCGGGGATGTCGCCTAGGCTGGCGAGGGTAGCTCGCTGCTGGGCTAGATCAACCGCGCGAGCTTCGAGGAGTTTGATCAGGTCAGGGATGGTCATGGCGGCTCACCAAAACAAGAGGGTGCGGTAGCATTCCTGAAAACTTGCGCGGTTAAGCCAGAGATACTTGAGCCCGTCCTGCGTCGTGTAGACTTCCATGCGGTTGCCGATGACAGCCGTAGGCGCGACATAGGGGTAAGTCGACGCGCCGTTGATCTTGCCGGTAAATACATCCAGCGACATGATCCTCTGCGTGGCGTCCTTGTGGAAATAGATGTGGTCGCCGCCGTCATAGGCGGTCATCGAGCCGGTCGTCAGGGTTTCAGACAGCGGCGCGGTGTTGATCACGCTGATGCGATCCGTAGTCAGGTCCACGCGCTCAAAGCCATACAGGCCACCCCCGCGCAGGATGAACATATAGCGGCCACGCAGCGCGGCGCTGCTGGTGCCAAAGGCCCAATTCGCGCTCGTGCCGAGACCCTTGGCGTTAGCTTCTAGGATCGCATACTGAGTGACCGCCGTCACTGGCAGTGTGATGGTGGCGACCGTCAGCGTGTTGCTTGTGTTTGAGGCGATTATGACCTCGATTGGGCCACCAGACGTGAGCACTCGCACGCGGCGGCCCGCCCAGATATTCACTACCCAGTTCTTCGACGTGTCCTGGATGGTGGTGGTAGACTGCGTGCCGGTCGCGACACCAAAGTCAAGCGTGCCGATAGCGTCGCCGCGAGCGATGGAGTAGCGCGAGACGCCGTTCGTCGGGGCGGTGACAGCAGCCGCGAAAGTTAGGGTGTTGGATGTGTTCGAGACGATGCGGACCACCTGTCCGGCTGCGCTGCCCGAAGAGGCGACGATACCTGCCGTGTTCATGTAGACGAGGCGACCGGCGTGCTCGTTGACCGTCCAGTTTTTTGTCGCGTCAACAAGCGTTGTGGTGGACTGAACTGGCACAGTCGGTGAGCCGCTGCCCGTCAGCGCGTAGGCAAACGTGTTGGCCGCAGCGACAGCAGTAATTGTCGCCGTGGTGTTTAGCGCGGTGGCCGTCGCAATGCCCGCCACCGTCACGCTATCGCCGACGCGATACTGGTGCGTGTGTGCAGTCGTTATGGTAGCGACGTTTGCCGACCATGTTGCAGAGGCAATAGCGACCGGCTGATGCCCAGCGACGGTGGCGGACGCGCCTCGCGCGATGCCCCAATCAATCTGCCGCCCGAATGTCGCTACCTGACTGTCCATGTTGTGCATCAGGATCGCAGCGTTGCCGCCCGCCACGAGATACAACGCCTCAGGATTGGCTTGGATGGCGAATACGGACGTGCTGTCAGGTGTCGTCGTCCATGCAAGCTGCACGGTGAGCGCCGTCGCCGTGTTGCTAGCGATGATGCGCGTCTGCCCGATGCCGGTGCCGTGCAGGATGCGGACAACGTAGTTTGTCCAGCGGTTTGTGGTCCACGCTTTTGTGCTATCGGTGAGCGTGTTCGCCGCGCCAGCCGTGGCTGTGCCTGCGTCAAACCCGAGGATCAGGAAGCGGCTGGTAGCGTCCGGTGCGGTGCCCGCCGTGCTCCACGTCAGTGTGTTGGCGGTGTTGCTAGCGATCTGCCTAATCTGACCTGCTGCAGTGCCGGAGTAGACGAACACCCAATACCCGGCCCATTGGTTTGTCGTCCAGGCGGCCACGTCAACGCCGTGGCTGTTGTCGATAAGCGTCGTGGTGGTGCCGCCCGTCGCACGGCCTCGCTCCCAGATCGAGGAGTTTTCCGTCGTCCGCTCGATGGAGAAATCCGTGAGCGCCGCAACGTAGTTGTTCGTGTAGGCGGGCAGGATATACCATATGTCTGTGAGGCAGCAGTATGCCTGCATGGAGTAGAACGGAGCCGCAGGCGATGCGGTGGTGCCGCCGCCGCTTCCCAGCAGCACCATGCCGCTCTGTATACGGAACACCGAGGTAGCATCGGGCGTTGTGGCCCACGCCGAGTCCACCGTGATGACTTGGCTCTCAATCGTGTAAAACGTCTGCGATCCTGCCGTCGCAGAGATGGCTGGCGAGAAGGTCGCCGGGTTGTGCCACGGCTTGTTCATCTGCGACGTGTCGCCAATGGTCAGCACCGTGGCGGTATTCGACAGGATGCGGCGGATTTGGCCCGCACTGCCCGCAGGCGTGTTTGCCACACGCATCGTGTAGCCCGCCCACGCATTGCCGCCCCACGCCTTCGTGCTGTCCGTGAGCGTGATGCCGCCGAGGACGTTAGCAACAGCAGTGGCGATGCCACTGTCCGCGATAACGGGCTCTGCGGCGGCAGTAATCGTGCGCCGCTGCCCCGCGCCCGTGCCGGAGACAATCACGACATCGTAGCCGACCATGCTAGCCTGCGTGATGGCCGCGACGGTCAGCGTCGTGGAGGTCGCCGCAATGACGCGGTCCTCAGGTCCGAGCGCCCCCGCGAATTTCATCGCGCTGAAAGTCGCCAGCGCAAACGGGGCCGACTGCAACTGCTGAAACATATCTGTCCACGTATCGTAGCGGACGAACTGCGTGGCCGAGATCTTGTAATAGATATAACGCCCATGCTCGGACGGCAGGAAGTTGCCGTTGTCGGCGGAGCATGTCGATGACAGCGCCGAGGAGACGGCTGGCGCAAACCGCGTCCACTCCCAAACGGGCGTGTCAACTTGACGGGCGAGGGTGTTGGCGATCAGGGCTGGCATGTCTGGTCCTCACGCGAAAGTCAGGCGCGAGCGGATGCCCTGCGCCATGGTCTGCTTCGAGATGTTGATGTATTGCTCGCGGTCCATGCCCGCGTTGGCGACGACGTTGTTAACGGCTGTCAGTGTGCCGGCAGTAAGGCTGGAAACGGTCGAGACGGTCGAGACGGTTGTGAGCGTGCCCGCGTCGATCACGACGCGCTGCCGCTGCGCGCTGTCCACGATCGCGTTGCTGTCCAGCAATTTGACGGCCCGTGCCATCAGCGCGATCAGGGTCTCCAGCCTAGATGGGTTGGTTAGAAAGCCATCACCATCCACAATCGCGACCGCCCCAGCCTTGCCCTGAGCGGTATCGACAACGGCGAGTTGGTCTGTCCCCGCGCCGACGTTGGCTTTAGCGACGAGTGCTTCAAGTGCCATCAGTTTGGTCTCCTTTTGTTATTCTAGGGTCGCGGCGAGCCTGAACAGCTCATCCAGCCCGGCGCTATCGAGACCGATTGCCATGCCGACAACCGGCGTGATCGGATGATGGCGGCGGTAGTCGCGGGCCGCGATGAAAGTGATCAGCGCGTCTGCGATAGCGCCCTGATCAAAGCCTGCGTTCTGCATCGCGACGATGATGCCGGCGCGGATCGTCGGCGGTATAACGCCAGCCCCGCCGAATGCCTCGGCCTCGGTCGCGCTGATCTTCTCCGCGCGGAACAAGGCCCGCGCAAGCTGCATGGTGGAGATCACGTCGGGGACGGGTGGAGGTGATGGCGGCGGTTCAACCCGCTCGCGGATTTCGAGGACGTTGCCGGCAGCGTCCAGAACTCGCTCTTGATACGTCATGGCCGTGTAACCTCAATTGCCATCCAGTCCGCCCAGAACCGCCGCGCCGTCGTTCCTGCGTTCTTGACCAAAATCCACGGCACATTTGCCACGGCGGTTGGCAGATTGCTGTGAGTGGCGACCAACGTGCCATCGACGTAATATTTGGCGTCAGTCGTGCCGGTGATGACTACTTCCAGCACCACCCAGGTTCCGGCAGTCGGCGTCGTCAGGGCTGTAGTGTCCTGCGTTCCTGTTGCCCGCGTGATGGCTTCAAAAGCAACCGCCGAGCCGGTCCAGCGCAGCAAGAAGCCAGCCATCTGGCTTGTCGGGATGCTGTAGGTGGAGCTATGCCCGAAGAATGTCGAATAATTTTCAGTGCCGTCAGGCAAGGCATCGGGCCATTGCACGCGCGCCTTGTATTTAATTATCCCGCCAGCGACTGGCTGCCATAGCATTTGGCAAGTCAAACACGAAACTGCGTTGCTTGAAGCGGCAGTTGTCCCATTAGCGATGCCAATATTTGAGCCGGATATAAATGTTAAATCGCCGCCATTAAATGGACTTTGGCCAAAGCCGGTACGAAAGTCATTGGTAGTCTGGTTAAGCAGAAAATCATTGAACAGCAATTGACTGGCAGGCGATGTCAGCCCCGACGGGTAAACGCCGCCCACACAGCTTGACGGGATCGGAACACTTAACGTCGCGCCGCTCATGCTCAAATTTGTGCCGAGCGAGATCGCAGCCACGTTGCCGGTTGAGCCGCGCCCGAGAAGCTGGCTGGCAGCAAGCTCAACATCATCCACAGCCCCACCAGTCGCCGCAGCACGGGCGAGGACGCTGTTGGCATCAGCCGTCAGGGTGTGCTCGTCGTTCCAGTGAGACGGCAGGACGCGCCCAGCCGACGCCGCAGCCGGATCATCGGCCTTGGCGCTGGTGAAGCCATGCTTGAGTGAGACAGCCATCGGGGGCCTCTTAGGCTGCGTGAGTAATTACGGCAGAGTTGAGCGTCACAGTCTGGCCGGCAGTGATCGACAGGCTGTCCAGAATGATGTCAGCGCCCGACGTGCCGACCGTCAGGCCGGTGATCACATCAGTGCCGCCAGTGGCGGTCCTGATCCGCGCGGCAGCAGCCGTGCCGGTCGCATCGGCACCGGTGTCGGAGCGGGGGAAGCCAGCGAGCGTGAGGACGCCAGCGCCGGTCGCAGCAGGGGCGATGGGGTTGCCGAGGTTGATCGTGGCAAGCACGGTCGCCATGCCAGCAGTGCCGATCTCAAGCACCGCCGTGCTGCCCGCTGCGGTGACGACTGCCGCCATGCGGGCGACCTTGACTGCGTTCGTGTAGGTGACTGCCATTGTCGTAGGCTCCTGTTAGGTGTCGGTGTTGAGGCCGCCGGCTGCGATCAGGCGGCCATAGGCGATGGTTTTTTGGTCGAGTCCGACCCAGCGTTCGATCTCGAAGCGCGCGGTCGAGCCTTGAGGGACGCCTCGGGTCTCAGCCGTGCTGAGCACTAGCTGGGCCAGCCCCAAGGCGGCGTCGGTGATCTCGATGTCCTTGGCGAGGCTGCCGCCGGACCACTCCGCCCGGAAGCGCAGCGTGGACCCGGTGAGGTTGACCGGGGTCAGCGTCGCGCCAGAGCGCACCTTGACCTCTATGGGCAAGGTCTCGGTGTTCCCGCGCCAAATGTTGATGTCCTTCGTCGTCGGCATCAAATCCCCCTCACCGCTTGGCCCGCGAGTCCTTGCCGGCCGAGCCAGAAGGCAGTTTCAATGTCAGCTTCGTTTCCCAACCGTCGCTGCGCGATACGCTGTGCTCGACCTGGTCGATGATGTATTCGCCATCAATCCCAGGCCGCGCGCCTGACACGGTGCACGTGGCCTCGGGCTCGGCCGAAGCATTGCCTATGATTGTGATGGATCCGCCGCCCTTGGAGCGCTTGGACTCTCGCGCCGATGACGAGGCCTTGGCCTTCGCAGACTTCTCATCCGCATATGGGATCTGGATGTTCAGCAGGGCCTCGCTGCCGCTGCTTTCGATCTCAGCGCTCGACTGCTTCCACTGACCAGTCTTGCGATCGAAGTAGCGCGCCTTGACCTCCTTAAATTGCGGGCGGCTGTCAGCACTCGAGATCTTCCACTGCAGCAGGTTGCCGCCGCTTCCCCAAGCCGCCGTGATCGGCGTGAGCGGCTTGCCGGATGCAGACTTGCCGTCATTGCGCGGCGCGAAGGCTGCGCGCTTGCCGACGATCTGGAATGTGGCGCCAAGCTCCTCAGCTATCCTCTGCCCCCACTGCTGGAAGCTTTCGTGCTGCATCGACCAGTAGTCGCGCTCCACGTCGGCCAGTTCGCCGATCACGGTGACATCAAGGCCGGCTTTCTTGCCCCACTCCTTGGCAGTGTCTTGGAACTTGCCCTTGTCCTTGTGGCGCAAGACGGGCTGCTTGACCTTGCTTTTCTGGTCGGATGAAGCCGCATTGATCGACAGCCTGCGACCGCCGCGTCCGCCACTGGACTCAACATTGTTAACCGCACCAGTAAAAGCGAGGCCAGCCGCAAAGCCAGACTGGCCCAGAGACACTTGGACCTCGTCACCATCACTCGGCAGCAGCAGGCCGCCATCGACATCGGCCAGCGTCATCTCGCAGGTATGCGCGGATCGCTTCGATGCCTTGCTGATGGAA